GAGGCCTTCCCCGGGTTAATCCGGCAAACCCACCGGAAAATCAGGTCAGCCGCCGCCGATGGCGCTTACGATACCCGGCTATGTCACGATGAACTGCGGCGTAAGAAAATCAGCGCGCTTATCCCTCCCCGAAAAGGTGCGGGTTACTGGCCCGGTGAATATGCAGACCGTAACCGTGCAGTGGCTAATCAGCGAATGACCGGGAGTAATGCGCGGTGGAAATGGACAACAGATTACAACCGTCGCTCGATAGCGGAAACGGCGATGTACCGGGTAAAACAGCTGTTCGGGGGTTCACTGACGCTGCGTGACTACGATGGTCAGGTTGCAGAGGCTATGGCCCTGGTACGAGCGCTGAACAAAATGACGAAAGCAGGTATGCCTGAAAGCGTGAGTATTGCCTGAAAACACAACCCGCTACGGGGGAGACTTACCCGAAATCTGATTTATTCAACAAAGCCGTTACGATGCTGCAAAAAATGAGATATCACCGCCAAATGGCACTTCTTATACTGCATCAGAAATTTCTATCAAACGTGTTCCTGATGGGCTGTGTCGAGTGAGTAATTCATTGGTTAAGACTATCGAATATAATGGAAATGCAGGCGGTGTAATGAAGTTCACCTATCGTGAATTTGCAAACGATATGGCTCGTGCAGCATTTACAACAGATTTTTCTGTAGATTCTAAGGGAAGTGATGTTATCGCTTACAAAGGTGCCAAGTTCAAAGTGAACAAGGCTGATAACTCGTCTATTTCTTATACAATTATTTCTGGCTTTGACAAGGCTGTCACGTTCTAGGTTTCACGCTTACTGAGTATGTTACGATTTTGCACATTCTGCATAAACGCGCATGTCTATGCTGCATGAGATCGCATGATCGTTTGAGGATCTTTTGTGTTAAGGCCCGCCAGTTCTGGCGGGCTTTTGCGTAGATCATGCAGGTGCATGAAAACCACTACATAAAGCGGGCAGGCGTGGCGGGGATACGAGCGCGCGCTGTGCTGTGTGGTATAGGCCTTAATTTAGTATGATTCAATAGTGTCGGGAGCTTTGCGCTGATCAGTCCTAAGTTATATGATAAGAAAAATGCATAAAAAAGGTTCGGTTCATGGGGTTAGGATTAAAAGACGCTATTGTGCATACCGCTGCGTTTCATCAAAAGGAAACTAATGAATTGCAATTGCCAAACAATCATTGGCATCCTGGTTTTATCACTGTCTTAGCAGCTTACGTGAATCATCACAAAATTACCGAAGATAACTGTGTTTTGTCATGCCCGGGCTATATGCGAGCTATCAATTTACATGGTGCTTTATGGGGAGAGGATCAGTATCAACAGGAACGTGTAAATGTTGGAAGAAATTACAGTTTGGTTACAGCATTAACCAATGTTGAAGCTGTTGACGTTGCCACTGGTAGTATTAACAGTTGTGTAAGGCAGTTAACATTCCCTGATCGTGATCCGAGAGATTGTCCCAAGGGACTTACAGATCTAACCCATGTTATAGGTGAGCTTCACGATAACGTTTGGTCGCATGGAAAATCAACGGGTTTTTCTTTTGCACAACGTTCGGCTGTACCCCACACTCAAAAAAAAGAGCACTATTTAGAATTTTCTTTGGCGGACTGTGGGTTAGGATTTCTCCGAGAATTGCGGCGAGCTGGTATACCCGGAATTGAGACTCACCAGGATGCGATCGCATGGTGTATTCAAGAGGGACATTCATCTAAGCATGCTGATTTGCAGGATGATTGGGCACAGCAGCTTCCCCAGGACTTTATTGGGGGTAGTGTGTTTGGCCACGGGGTTTCGGTCAAAGAAAAAGATAATAATCATCAAGGGCTTGGGTTGTATCACTTGATGAAATTGATAAAAACATATAATGGGGAATTGCAACTGGCTTCAGGAAATGTATGCTTAGAAGCAATAGGTGATGAAGTGAGCTATACTGAATTACGTACTGAATGGCCGGGTGTAGCAATTTCTTGCCGTTTTAAGATTCATGAACTGGCAGTCGATAAAGATAGCGAAGAAAATGACCCTCAGCTTATGGAAATAATGCGGGCGTTAGGAGGAGAGTAATGAACAAAATCGCATACAAGTTACCCGAGGGTGACCTGGCTTCGCGCAATCAGGCTATCCCCCAACGACACAAGATTGAAGGGTTCATTAAAGAAGGGTATACCGTAGATTTAGATTTGAGCGGTGTTTATTCAATTTCAGAATCATACTCTGATGAAATCTTTGGTGTTTTGGTAGTGAAATTCGGTGTAACCAAAGTTTTGAGTCAAGTTAAGGTTCGCAATGCACCCCCTTCAATTTTAAAAAGTATTGCAAAAGTGATCCAACGCCGTAGTAATGAAGTAGCATCAAAAAAGGTTCATTCCGTTGGATTTGATGGTTTATACGCCGTTTGTTAATATATGGTTAGTTAGATAAAAGGCGCTGAGATTAGCGCCTTTTCTTTTATTCCTGAACACCTAAAACATAGTCATCAAAACGTATTACTTCTGCACCCACCCATTCGTTTAGTTCATGTAGTCGCTTCTGTAGTGGCATCAATTCATTGCGAACAAATACAAGACTAGCCTTCTCCACATCCCCAAAACCCCCAACATTATTTGGCATAATCCCCATCATCTGTGGCGGAACGCGATGTGCTGCCATCATGTCATCGCGGCTGACATTTTTGATATTCAGAAACTCATCCTTCGCCGCAACTTCTGACAAAGGGATGATCTGAAGGCCGTCCTTTTTGCCGTTAGGCGAGTACATAAACAGGTTGCGGAAGTTGCCTGGACCTTTGGCGCTTTTCATCGCGTTGCGGAGATTGTTCACATCCTCCTGATTCTGCGCGGCGTCGGTCATGTACATGATGAAGCCTGCATGGCTGCCGTTGATGTAATACTTACGGCGGAACAGCGTGGCGGACTCATTGAGCAGGGCTGACGGAATGGCAGAAAGATAGCCGGGCAGGCCGTAGATCTCCTGGTTAATGTCCGGTTCCATCAGATGAAAGATGCTGCCTTTCGTGAACTGATACGGCTGTGTTGTCATACCGTATTGCACAAACCAGTAGGTTTCTAGGTCTAACCCGCGTCGGGTGTATTTTGCCAGGGCCGGTTCAAGGGCGATAACTTCACCGAAGCGGTTCGTGCGTTTCTCCAGGTAGGCGTTACCAAATACCAGATAGTCCTGCACAAAACGTGAAAAAGCCTGCTGGCTGAGCAGCGGGTGAGGGATGTAGGTACTGGTCAGAATGTTGCACTTTACTGCAATCGGGGAACTGTGATGCACAGCAGCGCGGAAGGTGCGCGCCAGTCCGTCAAAGCTGACAGGAGGCTCATACCAGCGATCTGTCTGTACGCATTCCACATAGTCCAGCAGTTCGCGGCGGTCAAGTACTGGAATGGGATCACCGAAGCTGAATGCTTCGGCTGTAGTCTGGCTTTTAAGCTGGCTCTGTTTCGTCGCCGCAGCGCGGTTCTTCTTACTCTTTCCCATCAAAAAATCTCCACAATATTGCTGGTATTGGCGGACTCGCCCTGCAGCGGTTCGTTAAAGAGTGCGTGCATTGTTGCCCAAGCCAGATCGGCATGGCTGGCTTCTTCGCTGCGGCTGGCTTCATAGGTCGGGCGGTTGCCGCTGGCGGTGGTGGCGCGACGGATTGCCATGAATGACTGCGCAATGTCGGTGTGTCCGGCGTCAAATTCTAGGCGGCGGTGACTGATAATGTCGTAGGCCTTGAGTACCAGGGCGTTTTTAACGTTGGGGTTGTAGACAAACTCCCGGACGGCAGGAAAGAATGCTTTCACGTTCTCGTAAACCCCGTGGCCGACGCCAGTTGAGTCGATGCCGATGTATGTCACGTTGTACTGTTCGGTCAGTTTTTTGATGGCGTCAGCCTGGGCGCGGAAGTCCACCCCGCGCCACTGGTGACGCTCAAGAATGCGGAACTTACCGCCCGGCACGGCTGGCGGTGCCACCACTACGCATCCGGCGCTGTCGCCGTTTTGCGTACCTTTTGCCGGGTCATAACCGATCCACACTTCGCGCCAGCCAAAGGGGCGCAGAGCCAGTGCATGAAAGTCGGTCCAGACTTCCCAGCTGTCCACCATGCACGCCTGCAGCTCGCTGAGCGGGAACACGGACGCGAGATCGTCCACGAACTCGCACATCAGCAGGTTCTGGTATTCGTCCGGGCTGTACTCCATGCGCAACTGGTCAAGGTCGAACAGGTTACAGCCGCCGCGCACCGCATCTTCCACGGTGACTATCTGGCGGTATTGCCCGTCTGCGCACAGCAGGCCGGGGGCCAGATTGCTGTGGGACAGGTCGATGTCCACCTTATCGGCTTTGTTGCGCCCACGGTTGAACAGCGCACCAGACCAGAACGGATAAGCACTGTGTGTCAGGCTGGATGGCGTGGAAAAATAGGTTTGTCGCCATTTTTTGTGAATAGCCATACCGGAAGCCACTTTGCGCAGCTCCTGGAATTTCGGTATCCAGAAATATTCATCCAGATACAGGTTGCCGTGATAACTCTGGGCAGTGCGGGCATTGGTGCCGAGGAAGTAAAGCGTGGCCCCGTTAGGAAGCACCATCGGATCGCCTTTCAGCTCCACCTCGACTTCTTTGGCGAAGTCGATGATGTATTGCTTAAAGACGTGAGCCTGTGCCTTACTGGCAGAAAGGAAAATCTGGTTACGTCCGGTAAGCAGGGCGTCAATCAGGGCTTCACGGGCAAAGTAAAAGGTCGCGCCGATCTGGCGTGACTTCAGCAGATTACGGATGCGGTTGGTTTTTCCAGCTTCCCACCAGTGGCGCTGGTAGTTGAACATGGAGGAATGGAAGATTTCTTCCAGCTTCTCAATCTGTTCATCGGTGAAAACATTCTTTTCCGGCTGACGGCGCGGCCCTTTGTTGCGGTTGGCGACGTTAGGGTTTAAGTCGGCTTCGTTGCCGCCATTGTTAAACTTGCCGATCCGCGCGTGGCGCTCCGACTGGCGTGCCAGCAGGTCAATTTCTTTGAAATCTTTCCCTTCTTTGTGCTCCTTCATAATGAGCTGGCAATAGCGTGCGGCGGTGGTGAGCTGCATCTGATCCAGCGGCCCATAGTCACCCCACTTGTCGCGTTTTTTCCAGCTGTGAACGGTTGCAACTTTCTCGCCCAGCATTTCAGCAATGCGGGCTACGCGGTATCCCTGAAAGTACAGCAGCATGGCCTGCCGACGGGGATCGAGATCTGCGGGTGTCAGTGTGGTGTTCATGGCACAAACCTACAACCTTGAATGAAGGCTTTCCCCGCCTGCGGTTTGTGTGGTTGTCGGTACAAATACCGCGCATTGTTTCACTGCCACCATCACCGCAACCATAAGGCTCCAGTAAGTTTTTTCTAACGGAGCACAGCTCATGACAGTGAAAGCAAAGCGTTTTCGCATCGGGGTGGAAGGTGCCACCACCGACGGACGCGAAATCCAGCGTGAATGGCTGGAACAGATGGCAGCCAGCTACAACCCGACGATGTACACCGCGCTGATTAACCTTGAGCACATCAAGTCTTATCTGCCGGACAGCACCTTTAACCGCTACGGCAAGGTGACGGCGCTGTTTGCTGAAGAAATCACGGAAGGTCCGCTGGCAGGCAAGATGGCGCTGTATGCCGACGTTGAGCCAACGGAATCACTGGTGGAACTGGTGAAAAAAGGCCAGAAATTATTCACCTCTATGGAAGTCAGCCCGAAGTTTGCTGATACGGGCAAAGCCTACCTGGTCGGCCTGGCTGCCACTGATGACCCTGCCAGTCTGGGCACTGAAATGCTGACATTCAGCGCCAGTGCAGCCCATAACCCGCTGGCAAACCGCAAGCAGAATCCCGCCAATCTTTTTACCGCTGCAGAGGAAACGGTGATCGAACTGGAAGAAATCCAGGATGACAAACCGTCCCTGTTTGCCCGTGTCACGGCGCTGTTCACCAAAAAAGAGCAGTCCGATGACGCCCGGTTCTCTGATGTGCATAAGGCCGTGGAACTGGTCGCCACTGAGCAGCAGAACCTGAGTGCGCGCACCGAAAAATCCCTGTCTGAGCAGGAAGAACGCCTGTCTGAGCTGGAGACTGCCCTGCAGGCACAGCAGACCGCCTTTAACGAACTGGTGGACAAGCTGAGCCAAGAAGACAGCCGCCAGGACTACCGCCAGCGTGCAACAGGCGGTAACGCCCCCGCTGACACTCTGACCAATTGCTGATGGAGCACAAAACCTGATGAAGAAGAACACCCGCCGCCGTTCAGTTATCGACAACCCGAAACGTGACCGGATTGAAAACTTTGAATCCGTTAACGAAGCCTATGTGGTTGAGGACTACCGCTGCGCCGCACTGGTGGAAAACATCCAGATTGGTGATTTCAGCGCCGCCGCAGCCGAAACCGGAGCGTAATCCATGAGCCTGAGTCCCGCACGGCAGCATCGCCTGCGCGTTCAGGCTGAACAGGCCGCCCGCGAGGGCGGCAGTGTTCGCCACGCATCGGGCTATGACCTGATGCTGCTGCAACTGGCGGAAGACCGCCGCCGTCTCAAGGGCGTTCAGTCCACGGTCAAAAAAGCGGAAATCAAGGTGGAGCTGCTGCCGAAGTACGCCGCCTGGGCAGAGGGTGTCCTGGCTGCCGGAGGCGCTCAACAGGATGACGTGCTGATGTACGTGATGCTGTGGCGCATTGATGCCGGAGATTATGCCGGAGCGCTGGAGATCGGGCGTCATGCCCTGCGTCATGGCTGGGTGATGCCGCTGGGTAACCGCAACGTGCAGACCGTGCTGGCAGAGGAAATGGCAGACGCCGCGCAGAGCGCAATGCTTGCCACCACCGGCTTTGATGCCGATCTGTTGCTGCAGACGCTGGAGCTGACAGACGGTCTGGATATGCCGGACCAGTCACGGGCGCGTCTGCATAAAGCGATTGGCGCGGTCCTGAGTGAAAGCAATCCGGCGTCTGCCCTTAATCATCTCAACCATGCGTTACAGCTCGATCCCCGCTGTGGCGTGAAAAAAGACAAACAGCAGCTGGAGCGCAGACTGCGCAATGACAGCCGCTGACAGAACGTGCCCCCGCGCACGGGCGGCACGGGGTGGCGAAAGGCACTGCCACATCAAAACCCCGTCCACCGCCCTCTATTTCAGGAGAAAGCAGCATGAAGTTTGTTGCGCCAGAACAGGCACCGGAACAGGCGGAAATCATCAGAAATACGCCGTTCTGGCCTGATGTGGACCTGTCGGAGTTTCGCAGTGTCATGCGCACTGACGGCACGGTGACGCAGCCGCGTTTAAAGCAGGTTGCGCTGTCGGCAATTTCGGAGGTCAACGCAGAGCTGTATGAGTTTCGCAGACGCCAGCAGATGCTGGGGTATGCCTCGCTGGCAGAGGTTCCGGCGGAACAGCTGGACGGCAAAAGTGAGCGCATTCAGCACTATTTCAACGCGGTTTACTGCTGGGCACGCGCCATGCTCAACGAACGTTACCAGGACTATGACACCACGGCATCCGGTGTGAAGCGGGGCGAGGAACTGGCGGAAGCCAGCGGTGATTTATGGCGTGACGCCCGCTGGGCCATCAGCCGGGTAGATGATGCGGAATGGACCATTACGACTCTGACGCATACCGTCAGCCCCGATAACGGTTTTACAACCAGTCTGGAGCTTGAAGTGAGGATTGATGATTTCGAAATGGAATGATTCTTCGCAATGGAGAACTTTTAAGTTTGCAAAATGGAATAATGCGGTATCATTATTGTGAATTTAGCAAAAATGGGGAGAACTCGAAAAATGATGATTTGCCCACTGTGTGGAAGTGCCGCCCATACTCGCAGCAGTTTTCAGGTATCTTCATTGACCAAAGAGCGTTACAACCAGTGCCAGAACATTAACTGCAGCCATACTTTTGTTACCCATGAAACTTTTGTTCGTTCGATTGCAACGCCAAAAGAGTCAAATCCGGTTCAGCCGCATCCAATGAAATCAGGACAGGTGGCGCTCTCTCTTTGACGCTGCCGCCATTTTGTCGCCATCGTTAAAAAACAGTGTTTCTAACATCATGATTTTAAACAGCTTAAATTTCAGGCAACAAAAAACCCATCAACCTTGAACCGAAATGGCGGGGTTGATGGGCTCCACAAAATGGGGACATCAAAGAAAAGCAGTGGCACTAATTAAGACTGATGCCCTGCGGAAAAGTTCTGCGGTTGTGCAAAAAAATTTCATTTTCAGGGCAACTTCAGTTTTATCCTAATCCTGGCCATACCATGACGATGATTGTCCCTGCCAGCGTCAGCAGGACGTTGGCGATTGCGTAGGTGCCCGCATAGCCCAGCGCAGGGATGTTACTGCGAGCTGTATCACTGATGATCTCCATTGCCGGCGCGCAGGTGCGTGCGCCCATCATTGCGCCGAACAACAGTGCGCGGTTCATTCGCAATACATAAGCACCGAACAAGAAACAGATAACCACGGGCACAAGACTGACAATTAATCCGGCAATCAACATCTGACCGCCAATCGCGCCCAGGCCGTTATTAATACCGCTACCGGCGCTCAGACCAACGCCTGCCATAAACACCATCAAGCCGAACTCTTTCACCATGCTTAATGCACCTTGCGGAATGTAACCGAAGGTCGGGTGGTTAGCACGCATAAAGCCCAGCATAATTCCGGCGAATAACAACCCGGCAGCGTTCCCCATGCCGAAACTGAATGTGCTGAACTGGAAGGTGATCATCCCGATCATCAGCCCAATAACAAAGAAGGCGCAAAATGCCAGCAGGTCAGTGACCTGGCTGTGAATCGAGATAAAGCCGATGCGATCGGCGATGGTTTTTACGCGACGGGCATCACCGCTGACTTGTAAAACGTCACCTTTGTTAAGCACGACGTTGTCATCTATCGGCATCTCAATCTGGCTACGAATGACGCGGTTAAGGAAGCAACCGTGATCGGTCAACTTCAGTTGTGCGAGACGTTTACCTACAGCGTTATGGTTTTTAACGACCACTTCTTCAGTGACGATACGCATGTCGAGAAGGTCACGATCGAAAACTTCTTTACCGTTACGGAAGCTGGGATCGAGTCGGGCATGGGCGTCGGGATAGCCTACCAACGCTATTTCATCGCCCATTTGTAGCACGGCATCACCGTCTGGATTTGCCAGAATCCCGTTACGTCGAATACGTTCAATGTAGCAGCCGGTTTGTCGATAAATACCCAGTTCACGCAGATTTTTGCCGTCGGTCCAGGCCACCAGCTCCGGGCCGACGCGATAGGCGCGGATCACCGGTAAATAAACCTTACGGTTGGCATCAGTGTCCAGGCCACGTTCGCGGGCGATTTGCTGGGCGCTGGTCTGTAAGTCCTGATGCTGCAATTTCGGCAAGTAACGCGCACCAACAATCAAACTCACCAGACCGATTAAATAGGTTAAGGCATACCCGAGGCTCAGATTATCCAGTGCCAGTGAGAGCTGCCTGCTTTCCATGCCGGAATGACGCAGTGTATCGCCAGCACCGACCAGAACCGGTGTCGACGTCATAGAGCCTGCTAACATACCGGCCGTCAGGCCAATATCCCAGCCAAACAGCTTACCTAACCCTAAGGCGATCACCAGCGCACTGCCAACCATCACCAGTGCTAACATTAGGTAATTTTTCCCATCGCGAAAAAAAATGGAAAAAAAGTTCGGTCCGGCTTCGACCCCGACGCAGAAAATAAACAGCATAAAGCCAAGATTAAGCGCGTCGGTGTTAATGCTGAAATGTTGTTGGCCTAATAACAGTGATACGACCAAAACGCCAATGGAATTACCCAGTTGGATCGAACCAAGTCGTAACTTTCCGAGACATAGCCCAAGCGCGAGGACCACAAATAATAACAGAATGTAATTCCCATTTAACAATTCGGCGACGTTTATATTCACGGAGGCTAACTTCTTGTTTACTAGTAAGCTGTTGAAAGAAATGGTAATTTACGATAATGTTTTTTACCAGAATTCAGGGCGCAGATTCATTCAGCGCACCTAAACGATAGTAAAGTAACAATATATTTTACTAGTGTAATCACATTAGGTATCAACGGCTATATGAATTGCGTTGGCCTATATTAGCATGGAATGCGAAGCGGCTTTATCTTACTGAACGCCACACTGGCGAAAAATGTGTTCGATAGACGCAGTGTCAGGAGGAACGAGTGAAACATAAACAACGTTGGGCGGGGGCAATCTGCTGTTTTGTCCTCTTCATTGTGGTGTGCCTTTTTCTGGCGACGCACATGAAAGGCGCTTTTCGGGCTGCCGGGCATCCTGAAATCGGCTTGCTGTTTTTCATTCTTCCTGGAGCAGTTGCCAGTTTCTTTTCACAGCGTAGAGAAGTCCTGAAACCTCTATTTGGCGCAATGCTGGCGGCACCCTGTTCAATGCTTATTATGCGGCTGTTTTTTTCACCGACCCGCTCATTCTGGCAAGAGCTGGCATGGTTACTAAGCGCGGTGTTCTGGTGTGCGCTGGGGGCACTGTGTTTCTTATTTATCAGTAGTTTGTTTAAACCACAGCACAGAAAAAATCAGTAAAGCCCTCAACGCGAGGGCTTGTCAGACGATCAGGCGTCCAGATTTTCTTTCACCCATGCAGCAAAATCGGTATAGCCGCCGATATGTTGCTGATCGACAAAAATCTGCGGCACGGTTTCTACGGGTTTACCTGCCTTTTGTTGTAGATCTTCTTTAGTGATCCCTTCCGCACGAATATCTACATACTGATACTGAAAATCATCGCGTTCATTGCTCAATTTCTCAGCCAGATCTTTTGCACGCACACAGTAAGGGCAACCCGAACGACCAAAAATAACGGTTTGCAT